TTTGACTTTCGCGTAAATTTATTTGGTACGTCAACACCATATCTGCCAGAGATGAGAACTTGGCTTTCAATTTGCAATTTGGGGGCACACAAACTATGATTGGAGAAGTATGAAACTAACCGAAGCATTGCGAGACTTTGAACCTCGCCTAATGGAGATTCCAGAGGGACGAAGGGCTCTTTGTGAAAAGGACCCTCTAATGTTCGCTGCCACCTACCTTATTCATCACCTAAAGGATAATGCTGGCAACGTCACCCTGTGCGATTTCCACCTTGATATCATTGAATGGGCTAAGACCCTGGTATCAGATGCCGGAGTCAATGGTTCTAAGGAACACCGGGCTAACTTCATCGCACCCCGTTCATCTGGAAAGTCCACCTGGACCTTCTTGATTATCCCAATGTGGGTTGCAGCTTACGGACACAAGAAGTTCGTTGCCGCATTCTCTGACTCAGCTACTCAGGCAGAGTCTCACCTTTACTCATTCAAGACCGAACTCCTCACAAACCAGCTTTTGAGGGAGGACTTCCCCGAGCTTGTTGAGTCCATGAAGGCAAATGAGGCTGGTAAGGCACTGATGAATAACCGCAACCAGATTCAGCAGTCCAATGGCTTCATCTTTATGGCTAACGGTGCTGACTCTGCTGCCCTTGGTATGAAGATTGGTGCCTTGCGTCCTGACCTTCTCTTGTTTGACGACATTGAGAAGGGTGAGTCCAACTATGGTGCTACTGAAATTCGGAAGCGTAAGGAAACCCTTATCTCCGACCTTTTCTACTTGAACACCTGGGCTCACGTCGCAATTGTTGGTACCACCACAATGCCGGATTCTTTGATGGACCAGATGCGTAAAGTTCATGATTCCCGGGTTCTTTATGATGGCGACCCATCCCTATTCAGAGAGTCCCTTGACCCTGACCACAGGTGGGTAGTCGATGAGAACATTGACATTCACTATTGGCCAGTAATCATGACCGATGATGAGGGTGAAGAATCCTCACTATGGCCAGAGCGTTGGTCTATGGACACCTTGAATGAGCAGCGTCACACACGAGACTTCCAGAAGAACATGATGAATCGGCCGGTCTCTCTTGATGGAGGCTACTGGGACGACGATGACATTGAAGTTGATTTTGGTGGAGAGACTGAGTATCGAAACACCATCATCTCGGTAGACCCGGCAGTTACCACAGCAAAGCGTTCTGACTACACTGGAATTGTGGTCTTGTCCAGAGGAAACGACGGAAGAGTCCACGTACGACACGCAGAAGGCGTCAAGCTGAATTCAGAACTTCTTCGTGACAGGGTCGATGACCTTGTCATGGAATACAACGCAGGACTTGTCTATGTTGAAACCAACCAAGGTGGGGACCTTTGGGCACAGGTATTCAAGAACATGAAGTGCAAGTTCCGTCAGGTTAAGCAGTCTGAGAAGAAGGAAGTCCGTGCAGCAAGGGCTCACGACTTCTACATCAAGAACAAGGTTCGCCACTCACGCCACTTCCCACAATTGGAAGAACAGATGATGGCATTCCCAAACGTTCCCCACGATGACATCCTTGATGCCATGGTCTCAGGGGTATTGTATTACCTTGGCAAGAATCGTAGAGGCCCAGTTGTCGCTACACAAACAAACTATTTGGAGGCAAACTAATGCCAGTTCTAAAGAATGCAGTCGCGGCAGTACTTGGTCGTCGTGATGAATACAAGCAGGCTGAAGCCTATTACGAGGGAGAAGTTCCTGAGGTCTTTGCTACGGCAAGACTTCGTGCTGCCATCAAGGCAACATCAGACGGTGGAAAGCTCAACTATCTACGTCCGGTTGTTGATGCTGTTAACAACCGCATGGAGATTTCCAGCATTACCGGTGGCACCAAGGCCGCCAATGCAAAGATTGCTGAGGTCTGGGCCAACAACGAACTAGACCTTGAGGCAAAGGAGATTCACCTTCGGGTACTTACGATGGGTGATGCATATGCAATTGTTTGGCCAGATGAGGATGGAGTCCTACAGGTCGCTTACAACTCACCATTCACCACATCAATTGTCTATGACCCAGAAAATCCCCGAAGGAAGCTCATGGCAGTCAAGATGTGGGCTCAGGATGACAAAACTACTCGCTTGAACGTCTATACCGACACAGCCGTGGACAAGTACCGGGCTGCAAGCAAGGATACTGTCAGCGAGAAGACCAATTGGGAGCACATCGGAACCGATGAAAACCCATTTGATGAAATCCCAGTCTTCCATTTCCGCACTCACCGTCCATTTGGTCGTGCAGAGCACAAGAGTGGATACGACGCACAGAACGCAATCAACAAGTCATTCATCACCAACATGTACACCATGGACTACCTTGGCGCTCCACAGCGTTACGCATTGTCCACAATGGGGTCCGAGGGTGAAATTGAAGACTTCGAGGAGGGCTCATCTGAGCGCGAAAACCTAAAGGGACTTAAGTCCGGACCAGGAGAGCTTTGGTACTTGCAGGGTGTAAATAGCGTTGGACAGTTTGAGGCTGCTGACTCTACTCAGTTCTGGAACCCAATCATGAACACCGTTCGTGCTCTTGCTTCCTTGACCGATACACCTTTGCACTACTTCGAGAAGACGCTTACCCCATCAGGTAACGCTCTCCGAGTAGCCGAGGCACCTTTGCTCAAGAAGGTTGCCGACCGTGAGGCATCATTTGGTGCAACATGGCGAGAGCTATTCAAGTTTATCTTGAAGGCTGAAGGAATTAAGACCGACGTACAGGTCTTCTGGAAGGCAATCGAGTCTCTTGACGAGCTTGAGCGCTGGGACCTCATCCTAAAGAAGATTAACGCTGGACTATCACACCGTCAGGCACTTCGTGAGGGTGGATATTCAGATGAGCAGATTGAAAAGATTATGGCTGAGCGTGACCTTGAGGCAGAAGCCGGGTCTTTCTATCAGCGCAAGCCAGAAGTACGAGTAAGCACCACAGAAAATGACACGCTGCCACTACAGGCAGACGAAACCACAGGAAAGTAAACAGGAGGATACGCAATGGAGAACGAAGAGACCTTTGAGGGAACACTCGAAGAGCAGTTGGACAAGGTAAAGGCCGCATTGAAGCGGGCACAGAAGGAAGCAAAGTCATTCCGCACGGAACGTGACGAGCTAACAACGCGGGTTCAGGAATTGGAATCCGGAGACAATACCAGCGAACTAAAGGGTGAGGTCATCAAGATGAAGGCCGAGAAGTACCTTGAGTCAATTGGTGTTAAGGATGCATCCAGAGTATTGAAGTATCTATCCCTTGACGGAGTAGAAACTGATGAAGATGGCAAGCTAAAGGGATTTGAGGAGAAGGTCAATGCAGTTAAGACCGACTTGCCAGAACTCTTTGATGGTAAGAAGCGAACCGGCGGTGCAGGAGATGCATTTGCCGGGGGCCACGTTGAAGAAAAGCGTGACCCACTTCGAGACCAGGTCCGTAGAGCAATGGGCAATGGCTAAACCCTTGCCATTTGCAATTTGAAAGGTTTCAATGCTAAAATAGAGTAACGCCAAGAGTGGATGCTTGAGGCGTTATTCGAAAGTAAGATGGATGTCTTACATTTCTTATCACGCCGATAAAACAAAATCACATATACCTGAGGAGGTATTTTCAAATGGCGTTTACAGATTTGAACCACACTAACAAGTGGGTTCCAGAAGAAGTTGATGGTCAGGTTATCCAGTCCATCCTTCGAAACTCAGCCGTTGAGGCTGTTGGTCGTAAGGTCAACATGAACTCTGACATTACGTATCTACCAACCGGCACATTCGCCGGTGCTGACCTTGTTGCAGAGGGTGCAACAGTTCCAGTGCTTGACCCTACCCTATCAAAGCAGACTCTACAGGCTTACAAGTGGGCAAACCGCTTTGCACAGTCTTCCGAGGATGACGAGGACTCAGTAGTTGATTTCTTCAACTTCTCCAAGACTCGTTGGTTCTCCAACTGGGCAGTAAAGTTTGACAACTCTGCTCTTGGAACAACCGCTGCTGCTAACGGCACAACAGTTCCATTCACCTCAGTTTACAAGGCTGCAACTGACGCTTCTGGTGTCCTTGCAACTGCTGGAGCGTTGACCTTTGAGGACTTGAACGACTCATTCGCTGCTCTTGAGACTGGAAACTACTTTGATGCCGCTGATGGCGTTATCATCGCTCACCCAGCACTCGCAGGAAGCCTTCGTAACCTAAAGGATGCCGCTGGAACTCGCGTTGTCGTAGACCCACTTGGAGACGCTAACCCAACTATCTTCGGATACGAGCTTGTC